GAATCCACCATCAAACTGGATCGCGTCGCCGTTGCCCGAGCCCGTGTTCGATACTCGCGATACGACGTTTTGTCCGCAGTAGCCTTGTCCGCGGATCAGAATCCCATCGCCGGCCACGTTGTCGACGATGCACCGCTCGACCCGTACGCCCTGCCCGTAGATGTTGATCGCGGCGTTATTCGGCCCCGTCGTGTTCCATATGTAGCAGTTGCGCACCGTGTTGTAAGCGTCCGTCACGCCCGTATCGAGCACTTCGGCAATGCTTACGCCGTGCAGCGTCAGATTTCGCGCCTCGAGGTTCTCCACGGTTACGTACCGCGGCCCGTTGGCCTGATCGATTGACGCTACCGGCCTGAATCCCACATCACGAGTTCCGAAGCCGTCGATTACCCATCGCAACGCCGGATCGCCGTACGTTGTCACGACGAACGGCAGCGCAGCCGTTGGAGAGGCAGAGAACGCAGGCGCCACGCGCCCCCTTGTCGCCGCGTTGTAGACAGACCCGGCACGGACATAAAGGATGTCCCCAGGCGCAAACGTACCGGACCCGATAGCGGCCGCGTTCCAGTCGAGAACAGGCGACAGCGGGTTAGTCCCGCTGTTCGCGTTGCTGCCTCGTTCCGGGTCCCAGTAGTAAGAAGCCATCTATTGCGCGATCCACGCGCCGTAAGCAATGTTTGCCATCGTCCCGGCACAGGTGATGTTCAACTTCCACGAGCCGTTCTTGCTGGTCATGACGCCACTAGGCGGCGTCCACAGCCCGAAGCTGCCAGTGGCCAGCGTCGTCATGCCGAGTGTCAGAAAGTTGATCGTCGTCGAGCCGTCCTTGATGATGCAGGCCGTAAACGGCGATCCCGAGTTGTTGAAGATGGCGATGCCGTACAGCTTGTTGCCCGCCGCGCCGGGGGAGCCCAAGTTGATATCCACGCCCGTCGTCACAGCCGCGCCGTTAAGGTAGTCCCCCGGCAAGGACGTTTCCATCAGTTGCAGCGGCTGGTTCTCTCCTGCAATCAGCGAGGTTAAATACACATGCAGCGCTTGTGCTGTGCTCTTGGCAATCTCTGCCCCACCGCTGGACGAGTCCTCAGTGATAACGCCACTCAACAGAGCAACGCTGTCCCTGATCTTCTGACTGATGCTCATGTCGCGTTCACGTCCTCGTAATAGGCCACGTTCAGCACCGCGCTTGCTGCCGCCTCAATGAAGCGGATTCGCGACAAGTCGCCGTCGTAGTAAAACGGCTGCTGCGCCGAGATGAGCAGATTGCCCACTGTTGCCGTGGGCGCCGTGCCGTCATCGCGCCAGCGTACGTTCTGCGCTGTCGATCCAATCAAGATGGCATTCGGCTTACACGTTCCGCCGTCAGGCGCCACCGTCGGGATGGTGAGCGAAGCCGCTGAAGCAAGGCTCGTAATCTGCTGATAACCGCATGCCCGGTACGTTCTACGCGGCCCCATAGCCTTCCTCGACTGGTTGCTGAGTCACCGACTCGACGTATTCCTCGACTTCGTGCCGCGCCTGCGCCTTCTGATTAACAAGATTGGCCTGCGCCAACTGAATTTCCTTGATTGCTAGTTGCTTCTCGAGCTGAAGCTCGCGCTGTTCTGCGCGCACATGCTCCGCAGCCGCCTGCAGTTCGGCCTTCTGCGTGGTCATGGCTTCGCCTTCTGAGGCAATCTGCTGCTGCAGTTGCTGCAGTTGTTGCGCCTTGGCATCCAGCATCTGATTGGCCTGCTCGATCTGCTGCACAGCCGCCTTGATCTGCGGCGGCATTTCCATGCCTTCCTGCTGTTCCTCTGACTGCGCTACCTCTGGAGGCAGGAACATCTTGAGCCGCTTCGATAGACGATCTGCGCCGGGCATGTCGAAGTTCTCGACGATGATGTCGCCGGCCTTCTGCATTAGGCTGGGATCGGACTGCGCAAGCGACGTGAAGAAGTCTGCCGCCTCTGCGCGCTTGGTCGTGTACGTCGGGCCAGTGCTAGAAACCACGTCATAGCGGCCAACGCCCAGGTTGTAGATTGTCTGAATCTTTCCGCTTTCGTCGCGTACCTTGCGCATAGGCACGCCTTGATCCGGGTCGAGTTGCGCAAAGTCCTCCGCGCCATCCTCGCCCAGCATGCGAGCAATGCGCGCCGTGTCGTAAATCTTGGGCGCGATGTCCACGATAATCTGGCAGGCGAACTCAACGCCCTTGTTAAGGTTGTCGATGAAGTCATACGTTCCAACGTCGCCCTCACGCTGCCGCGCCAAGATCGCCTTGCCGCTCGTCTCGTTGGATTGCGCACCGAGGGAAGCGTCGTATTGCCCCGTTGTCGCCTTGATGTCATCAGAGGACAGCATCATCCCTTGCACGAAGCCGGCAGGGATGTCCGCGGCGGGTTGCCGCTGCGGAGGCGGCATCATTTCGCCGTTCTCGCCGTAGACAGGCTGGTACTCTAGGTATGCGTAGTTCTTGACGTTCGCCAGACGCCAGCGGTTCTCCATGCCTTCGGCAAAGCCCTTCGGCCCGATAAACGGTGCTTTCGGCGTGAGCGCAACACGCTCCGCGTACGCAGTCGCCCAAAAGTTATACATCCGCTGCGCGTCTTTCGAGTTGCGCACCATGCCCTTGATGATGCGCTTGCCTTCTATGATCTTCTCGCGACCGCATACGCGGACAATGGGAATGTACTTCCCGACAAGCTCGCGCTCCTCGACGATCTCAGAGCCCGTCATCTTGTACCACATGATTTTCGGGCGAGACACCTTGCGCGACTTGATGACCGGGAAGATAGACTTGCCCGTTCCCACGGTGCCGTCGGCGTACATGTTGACCGTCTCGGACACGTTCTTGACGCAGAAGTATTCCGCAACGCGCACCGTGTCTTCCTGCCACCAGCCCGACGAGTCTCCGGCAAAGTCCACTTCCTTTGCATCGGGGTACTCTTCGCGGAACTCGTCGCGCGGCATGTCCTCGATCACGAAGAAAAACTTGCGGTCGCGGCCCGTGGGCGTCTGGATGCGCGGGTCGTCGTAGCAGGTCGTCGGGTCAACAATCTGCTTGATGTATATCTCCTGCTCCATCGAGCCGTCATCGACGTAGTCGGTCAGGATGCGGAAGTATCCGTATCCGCCGCCGACCTGCCACTCTGCCGCGTTGCAAATGGCGAAGGTGGCATCAGAGTTTGACCAAATGTGCCGAATGATCCCGGTGAACACTTCGGCCGTATCGATGTCCGCCTGACCGTCAACCGGCCGCACTTTGGCTTGCGGCGGGTTCTGCCGGATCTCGTTCGTAACTTGGGACGTGTGCTGCGGCAGTTTGTTGATGGTGAGCGCCGGCCGCGGCGGGTTGTCCTGCTTGCGCGCCGTCAACGCCCAATCCGGCCACTGGTATTGATTGTCCGAGTCGCCGTTCAAGAACTGCATATCCGCCACCAGCAGGCGCCGATGCTCTGCCCAATAGCCCGCGCACTTCTCGAAGCGTTTCATCGCTTCGGCGTGTATGCGGTCCTTCTTGGACGAGCCGTCGGCGCCGTACTCAGCCATGCGGCACCCGCATCATGACAAGCGGATTGCGCTGCACTTCAGCAAAGCCGAGCCGGGCATAGAAGCCCTGCAGCGCCGGCTCGTCTACCTTAACAAGCAGCGCCACACGGGCCGCATCGGCCTCCGCTGCGACAGTGCGCAGCAGTTGCGTTGCGTGCCCTTGACCGCGTGAAGGCTCATGCGTGCGCAGTTGCACAAGCTCGCGCACATCCCGCCGCAGTTCTGGCGGGAGTGCGTGAGGCTTGCGCAGCCGGCACGAAGCCGCGCCGTATCTACGCGCGCCGTTCATTGCGCCGGTAGAACAGCGACAGCGACAGCACCCACATTTTATGCGCCTCTTTGGGCGTCTCTGCAGATCCCCTAACCCCGCCAGCTTCACAGGTCCACTTGCCACCACGCCGCGCGATACGCGGCTTCAATGTCATCCCATCCATGCGCCCTCTCCATGATGTTCGATGATTTCCTCTCGCTTCTCCACCTTGCGCTCGCCCTTCAGCACGCCCGGGAACAGTTCGGTAAGGCCCCAGATGACTGCATCAGCACGGTTCGGGGACTTGTCGCCGAGATAGCCCACGGTCGAGAACGCGCACAGTTCGTCCTCTAGTTCGGCAAAGTAGCCAACGTGCCGCACCTTGCCCTGGTCGTACAGTGACGAGATAGGCTCGGCGCGCACGACCTTGCCGCGACTCGCTGTGACCTTCTTAAACGGCGTGCGCGGGCGAGCAGCCTGCACGACCATGCGCACCATGTCGCCGCCGTAGTTCGTCTCTCCCACGACGACATCCGCGTCGTGCCGCTCAAATGCGCTTGTGGATACCTTGCCCCAGGTTTCGGGACCGGCTTTCACGGTGCAGTCCTCGAGCAGATACGCATTCCCATCGGTGCCGAGCCCGACGACTGCGATGCCGATAGCGTCGTTGTCCGCGTTGTCAACGTCACCCGAGCCCGAAGGATCGACAGCAACGACCACGCGCACCATGTCGGGGAGTTTGGCGTCGAGAATCCGCCATTTGTCTATCGTTTCGTCAGAGAACAGCGCATTCGGCGTCGCGTCTGCGAACTCGCCACGCAGGAACCGCTTCTGCAGCCGCGGCGACAGCCCTTGCAGCGTCTCCAGATAGCCGGCCGGCAGGTTCTCGGCGTTGTCCTGCGGATTGATCTGGAAGTAGTCGTAATCGGCCGGCCGCTGCAGTGGCATCTTGCTGTCCGGGTCGCGCTTCTCGACGAAGAGCCGATACGTCCAATGCGCCTTAGACGGCGGGTTGCAGTCGTAATACATGCGCGGCTGCAGGGGAGCCTCTCGCCCGTCGAAACGCTGCGTGACAGACTGCGCCAAGCGGGTCACGGCCAAGTCACGCGAGGACTGCGGAATCTGCGAGCACTCGTTCAGGTAGATCGTGGCGAACTCTTTGCCAAGAATCTTCTCGGTGCGTTCCTTGTCATCCAGTCCGCCGAACCAGATTTCCGAGCCGTTCGGGAACGTGGCAATCCAGTCGGTGCGGTTAAGTTCGTACCGCACAGCCGGAAACGCCAGTTCCATCACCTTCGGGAACGTCTCTTGGACGATTGACGCTTTGCAGTGCGAGAACGCAAAACGGAAGATGGCGTGCCGGGACTTAGCCGCCTTGAGAGCCCGCATAACGACGTTACGCACGAGCAGAAACGTCTTGCCGCTGCGAGAGCCGCCGAAGAGCATCAGATGCGTTGCAGGCCCCGTCAGCACTTCCTGAGCGCGTAGCTGCTTCTGCGTCATGGCGAAGGTCATAGCTTCTCGTCCTGCTGCGTCGCCTTCACTTCGATAGCGCCGCCGTCCTTGCCCGTCAGTTCGGTGCGCTGGAGCTTGGGCACGTGGTATTCGACTACGTCCATGAAGCAGTTAAACGCCGTTTTGGCGCCTTCTTCACGGGCAATCTCTTCAAGCCAACCTTCGAGCCGATGTGCATTGCCATCGACAAAGCGAGCAATTGCCTCACGAGCAAGAATTGTCGTCTTGTTCGGAACGCCCTTCGGACGCCCGCCAAGATTGCGGTTTTCGTGGGTTTTTTTCCCGCTTTCGTCCGCGGTCATGCTTTGGTAATGTCGAGAGCCGCCGCCTTCGTCCGAAACGCATGTTCAGCGGAGACGACAGCCGGGCGCAAGCCATCAAGGTCGGCGTTAAGCCGCGCGACTTGATCCTCAAGCGCCCTGATTTGGGTAACGATATCTTCGGCCCGAGTGCGCACGGATTCGAGCGAATCCAGGGAACTGCGCACTTCGTCAAACGTAGCCATAGACGGACCTATCCCACGGGATAAAGTCCTTATACGGAATGCTGCGTCAAATGTGTTTTACATTTGCAGCATGAAGTTGTCGGAGCCGTTCGCCGACATGCCAGGACGGTTCAGTTCCCGGTTGCCGCAACTGCCCGATGCGTGCGCGAGTGCAGCCGCAGTGCCGTGCGATGCTGGCGCAGTTCCACACCATGCGCCCGTCGGGATGACGTAGGCGTAGGAGTTCAGTGATGAGGGTTGGCCAGTTCAAGCCGCCTCCCGTTTCGCTACCGGCAACGACTCCCGCACGATCATGGCAAACGTGAGCAAGTCCATCTCGACCCACGCGCCCCCATAGGAGTTCGTCATGCTGGCCATGCTGCTTAGGCATACGGAAACATCCTGCAGCAGCACCCTAACCCGCCACGGCTGGCGAGAGGCCCGGTAACACAGCGCCGGCATCCGTCCGTCATGATTGCCCTGCGCCTTCGCCTGCTCCCACCATTCCGACCTGAACCCGGTTTCGTGCCGCTTGCACTCAATCGCCCAGCCGGGGATTTCAATGCCATCTGCCCCGCCCTTGCGCGCCTGATCCACGTTTCGGCGAACCACGAAGCCGAGATGCTCAGACAGCAAGTTGAACAGTTCCCGCTCCGCTGCTGCGCCTTTGTTGCGTTGCATGGCACCCATCACAATTCCCCCTTCAGCCACCGATTCAACTGCGCGTCATCAACCCGCGCCGAAGACCTCGCAGCCCGTGCAGCCGCAGCGACCTTGCGCTTGTGCCTGGCAATCCGCTCCCTCGACCTTGCCCACAGCAGCGCAGCCACGCAGCCCACTACAAGCCCGGTCCAGAGGCCGAACACGAAGCCCCACTCGGTTGCGCTCATACCGTCACCTCGCGTTCAGTCTCGACGCTCTCGGGCAGTGCGGGCGGGTCAATGCGGATAAGGCGGGAAAGTTGCGGCCCGAACCCGCCGCCCTCAACGTCTGCAATAGTGGCGCTAAAGCGTTTCCCGCAGCCCCAGCATTGCCCGTCAGCCAGACGAATAACTGACACGACGCGAAACGCAAAACCGATCTTGTTTTTTGATCCACAGCACGGAGTCGGCTTGACCACCATCACCACATCCCCCGCCTTGATATCGCTCATGTCACCACCACCCAAACCAGACGCCGGTGCCATGCACCCAAGCGATTGGGAACATGATCGCGCCAGCGATGAGAAAGCCCCACGACCCGTGCACGAAGCACGTGTACAGATGCGTGCCCCATGAGGCGACCGCCCACACGAGGAATGCTATCCACCACCATAGCGCGCTCATTTCCCCTGCTCCTTCTCCCTTAGCTGCTCCAGCTTCCGCTTAAGCGACAAATCCATCTCGAGCAGCGTGCGTTGCACAGCCTCGTCCTGCTCCCGCTTAACCCGCTCGATCTCGCGCAGGTAGTCGGACGTGTACGGCTCTCGCTTGTTCATTCGTTCACCCATCCCGGCGCGTATTCAATCGTTGAGCGCACGGGCCAGGACGGCACCGTATGCGGCCCCCACAAATCAACGAGAGGCAGGCCAGTGCTGATGCGCTCGCCCGGTTTGTAAAGCGCCAGCAGCACCCGCCGTTGCTTCGGACTGGAGAGCTTGCGCGGTGCGGCCGGTTCGGGCGCTTCGTCGCGGAACTCGTGCTTCTGCTCCGTGCGCCGGTAGACGTACATCGGGCCGAATGGGGTTTCTTTCGTAAACGCGACTTCGGCAAAGCCGCCCTTGCACATGTGCCGCAGCCAGTTTTTGACCTGCTGCGTTGTCGCCTCTTCACAGACACCCTCGACCTCGTGCCGCGTGACGAGTTGCCCCGTCTGCCACCAGTCAAGCTTCGGCAGGCAGCGCCACAGCGCGAGGGAGTGTTTCCGGGTAATCGCAACGGTTGTCATGCTTGTTTCCTCCTCGCCTTCCTCGGCGGTTCGTCAGCAATAACCGGGACGACGGACACGCATCCCGGATTCGATTCGGCGCCATCGACGTAAAGGGCCGCGCCAGGCCCCAGGAGCGGCGCAGGGACGCGCAGGCTACCCTCCATGCTCCCGGTTGGTTTAAACGTCACCATGCCCGCCACAACGCGGACGCGGGCCATCCGCGATCCGGTCGGGGAGATGATTTCGATTTCTACGGCGTCGCTCATTCGTCGTCCCCGTACTCGGCCGGATAGCCCGGGATGTCGGCATCGACGTATCGCCCCGTCACGGAGTCGTAACGCAGGGAAGCCATGCCGATTCGGCCCAAGTGGCGGAACTTGACCTTCTGCACGTAGACGCGCGTCTCGGACGGTCGGCCGTCCTGCGCGGCTTTGGTATCGCGCCAGACGGTTATGCAGTTGTCCGGCTTGTTGAAGAAGTGCGCAGAGCCGGCGATGTCGTAGGGCGTCGGCACGGGCCGCTCGCCGGTTTGCCGGTCTGCCTGCAGTTTCGCGGGATGCGCGACGATGAAGAGATGCGCCCCGGTTCTGCGGGTGAGCGTGACCGCCATCGAGAGGCATTCGGAGATGTATTCCGTCTCGCTCATGTGCTGCGGCCGGCGATGCTCCAGACGGTTCCACGGATCGAAGATGACGCCCGGCTGCGTGTTGCCGTCGGCGCACCGCATGGCGAAGTCACGGGCGACGGTTATCAGGTCGATAAAGTCGTCGTCGTCCTCGAACTCCGCAAACTCGACGCGGGCGCCGATGCCCTCGGCGTGGTTCATCTCGTGATCG